TTTGAATTCATAGAAGAGGGCAACTCAGCTCCCCATACTGCATTTTACGTTAATATACAAATATATTCTGTTAATATTATGTTAAAGTTTTAATGACTTAATATAAGAGCTTCTAAGCTACTTTAATATTTAAGTGGTATGTTTATATAGGTGATAGGGAGAAGATGGCTTAAAGGGGAGGAAATTAGGTTTGTTTGTTATATCTCAGTCATTTAATACACTTAATTACAAATGAGTTATAAAAAAAGTCCATAACTTTAATAGGTTGCAAATAGGTTAAATATAGGGTATAAAAAAAGCCCCAATTTAGGGGCTTATTAGCGTGTTTAAGGGGTTTAATATATTAACTGAACTTAAACCTATATATACTTTTTCTTTGTCTGTCTGGACTAATTGAGGTTAGTCTAGTAATTAAATAACCTCTACAAGTATAAGATTTTTGAGCAGTCTCTGAACCTCCTAATCTTCTAAACCAACGTTGAGTTTCTTTGGAGGTTATATTATCATAATTCTCTTTAGTTATTTGTTCAGTTTTTGAACCCTCAACAATATAAGTTGTTTTTGTGTTTTTATTCTTTATAAGATTTGTTTTTGTCATTTGTATTGTCATGATATTTGTTTTATAATGTTACTTTATTTTTTAATATTATATTTTTTAATGTAGATATACAAGAGTTTTTTATTACTTTTTCTAAAGCTTCGTTTATCGTAAATTTATTACTAGTTAATATATATTCTTTATTAATAAAAATTAATTTGTTTAATTCAGGTGCAAAATTATGTATCTCTAGTTTTTCAATACATTTTAATAATTTATCTTTATAACTCTGTTTTTCTAATGTTTCGCTATATTTTAAAGTTTCAGACTGAAAATTATGTAGTTTAATTTTTGACAATTTTACTTGATGCAATTCATTTTTAAGTTTAGTATAAAAATCAATTTTGTATTTTTTAGCATCAATAGTGAATTTATTAAAATTAGTTGTTTGATTAATTTCTTTTATAATATAGTCTAATTTATTTTGAGTTTCTTGATTTGTTTCTGTTTGTGTGTTCATTTGTTTAATTTAATATATTATATTTATCTACAAAAAAGTAAGTATCATAATATTTGACACATGATTTTTTCTTTATAGTTTCAATAGCTTTTATAAGGTCGTTATAACCTTTTTTACTTAAAACTCTGTCATTGTTTTTATAACAGAATTTAAGTTGTTTAATTGCTTCCTCTAATGTTTTGTAAGTGTACATATATATTTAGTTTTTAGTTAATATAAATTTATTGTTAAAGTCATTTGTTGCAAAATGTTTTAAGTAACCTTTATTTAATAAAGCGTTAAAGGTTGCATCAAATGTCTTAAAATTACATATTTGTTTCATTTCATCATATCCAAAAATACCTGTATTGTTTTTTATATACTTATATAGTTGTATTTTTTTTAATAATTCTTTTTGAGTTTCAGTTATTTTTTTCATAATGTTAGTTTAAAAAATTAAAAATTATAGTTTCGATTAGTGATTCTCCTAACATTAAAAAGGTTAATATTATCAATGCTGAAGAATAAATAAATAAAGTAACAAATACTTTACTTAAGATAATTTTTTCAATTAGTTTTTTCATAGTTATATTTTAAATAATTCAAGATTCTTTTTTGTTATTCCTAAATTAGTTAAATTCCATACTAAAAATTCAACTTTTCTTGATGCGTAAATAGTTTCGTTTTCTAATTTAATAAACCAACTATTATTGTTTAAAATACCAGAATCATACTCTATGGTTCCTTTTTTACCCTCAGGAGTTGTAAAGTTGATAACTGGTTCGTAACCATACCTCAATTGTTTGTCAATGTTTTTTGTAATAGTGTTTTTCATGTGATATATTTTAAATTTATAGTAAAGATAATCAAATTAATTTAATTAACAAATAATTAACAATGACAATACTAATTTATATTCATTCTAAATAATTAACAATTTTGTTAATAAATAGAGTTTTTTCTCTGAGGGGATTTTATCCTAATGGACTTTTATAGTTTTCTAATATACATACATCAAAACAACAGAAAAGTGTCTTAAATAGCTTAAAAAGTAGCTTAAAATGAATGTATACTATTTTAACTAAAGATTAACAAAATAAAGTTCTTTAATTAACTACTTTGCAAAGGTCAAAGAAAATGCAAAAGTACTATTTAGAATCATTCTAAATAAGAAAACAGAAAATCCCCAAAAACCTACTGCGTTTAAGGGGATGTAAAAACCTACTATGTTTAAGGACCTACTATGTTTAAGGATGTACTGCGTTTAAATATATTCCCAATTATTATTCTTTAATATCTTAACGGGGTTTCCATTCCATTTTTTATCAGCTAAAAACCATTCAAAGTTTTTTTGGTAAATCTTATCAAATCCTATTGAGTCTAATAAACCATTTAACCTTTCTTTTGTTGTATTGGAAAACCAGCCAGAGTTTGTTATCCTTAATTCATTCTCTTGTCTCTGTGCTATTACATTACCATGCAAATACATTATTGTAGATGGTACAGAGAATAAAGTTTGATATTCAATTCTTGTATTATCTTTAGTAAAGTTTTCGTTATTATTAAATTTGTTTACTGCTTGTTTTGTAATCTGTCTCATAATTATTTTATTTTATTTAATGTTTCTAAATAGCTATTTGAATAAGCTTTTAATAAATCTCTTGAATTTTTATCATTTAATACATTATTACATAATAACTTAAATTCTTTCACTAAATCATCAAACTCACAATATAATTGAAAATGTTGTTTGTCTTTTAAATCATTAATTTTTCTTAATCTTTCGATATCTTCTTTATGTGTCATAATTTATATTTTTATATCTATTCTATTATTTAATAATTCTATTATTCTAAATATCTGTTCTTCTTTGTCTTCTTTGCTTTCAGCAATTTCAGGAACTCTTATCCAGAAATGAGTTGATTTATCAGGAAATAATAAATCTTTTAATAGTCTTCCAAACTTTCGCATGGGTCTTACTGTTTTATATACTTTGTTTACTTTCATAATGTAAATCTTAAGATTAAAATAATTATTGTTGTTAATGTTATTATTAAATTTATTTTGTGTTGTTTATTCATGTTATTTGTTTATTTGGTTTATTAGTGAATTAAACTTATAAGTTTCATAAGGCATTTTATATCCTTTGCAGTAATAACAAAATAACTGCTTCGCTTTTTGTTCAATTAAGTTTGAACACTTTTTGCATTTTCTCATATTATATTATTTATATTAATTCCCTCTTCATTAAAATAATATTCATTTGCTTCAATTCTTTCAATGACTGCTTCCTCAGAGATTAAATAATCATATTCATTAGTCAAACTAGTTAAAACTTCCTCAGCTATTAATTTTTTATAATAGCTTTCATTTTCTTTATTTGTATTATTTCCATTCGCTAAATAATCATTGCAAATGTTTAACATGTCGGTATCATTCCAACTATTTACAATATTATTACAAAACTCTTTTATATCGTTTTTAAACTCAATATCTATTGTCTGTCTATATATGTCAAATGAATTTACTTTTAACCCTAAAGTATTAAAGTCTTCGTAACAAAACTCCCACCACCAATCATCGTCTACATTTAAACTGCAATATTCTTGTAATACTTTGTCTTTTGCTTTTTCGTTTAATTCGCTGAACTCATAAGCTTTTAATTCTATTGTTTTCATAGTTTTATGTCTTCAATTTTAATTTTTTCATCAATTATCTTACCCTCTAAATCTACTACTGTATAGCCATAAGATTTTAAGATATTAATGCTTTTTCTAATTTCCTTAACTTTTTCTTGCATTCTAAAATGTGCAAATGTTTCGTTTTCAATGTAATTCATAATTATTTATTTTTATCGGTTATATTAATTAGTGTTTGTGAATAATCTTTAAAAAGGTTGTTTAATACATTCCTTTCATTTTGTTTTAGCCTTTTGGCTTTACTTAAATTGTGTTTAAATTGTTTTTTGTTCATAGTGTTTTATTTAGTTATTAATTATTTTCTATTATTTCAAAATCCATTTCAAATATATAATTCTCAATTTCATCAGCATATTCTTTTAATATGTAATCAAACATATATTGCAATAGTACTTCATCTTCTTTTATAACTTCATTAAATCCATTATAGAAACTTATAAAGCCTGAACATGACTTGCTATTTTCATTTACATAATCTACAAATTCACTACTATTTAAATAAGTATCTTTTAATTTATTAAAGTCATTCTCATTAATTTCAGCTTCAATTTTATCAGTACTATAATTATAAAATTTAGGGGAATCAATTTTAATAAACTTTAGGTTTAATTCTAACATATCATTTATTGAATTAATAAACTCAATACAATAATTATTGCAAGTTTCTTTATAATTTACTTTGTCTTCATCTATTTCAAAACATTCAATTCTGTTATCTATTAAATCAGAATGAATAGAATGATAAAATCCTCCAAAGTCTATTAAGAATCTTGTTTTGTTTAATGTCTCAGTCATAGTGTTTTATTTATTGTTTACCCAAATATATAAACATTTAATTAACAATAAAAACTGTTAACAAAACTTTAACAAATTAATCTGTCTTTATTATTGCGTGTGCGTGTATACAAAAAATAATTGAGACTAGCAAAATATTTTTGGTTTGGCTAATGGAATATTAGCAAAAGATATTTGACAAAAGAAAAATGAATCTATTTAGAATCATTCCAGATAAGAGAGATTTTGCCCAATCAGAAGACCTACTATGTTTAAGAGCTACAAAATACCTACTATGTTTAAGGGGAGGGAAATACCTACTATGTTTAAGGGGAGGGAAATACCTACTATGTTTAATGATTACCTAATGACATACTTGCCAGAGTTCTGACCTTGTATCAAGAATGTAAGTCCATATCTTATAGCATCAATGTAATGTTCATAACCAATGTTAGGCTTAGTATTCTTTTCTTGCCATACATAATTATTTAGCTCTCTTACAATACCATGAGACTTTCTATCTACTATAATTTCATAGTCTTGCATCAATGCGATTCCTGACAATATACTTCCTTTCTTTTTTATTGTAGGTCTTATGTTTAAGTCTCCCTTTTGTTTTATCTCTTTGATAAGTCTAGGCTCAGAAGAATCACATATAATTAAATCAGCTCCACATTCCATCTTATTCTTCATTGCTATTTCTGTTGTAGATAATCCTGCTTTACCATAGATTTCTTTTACATATAATTTGCCTAAAGCTTTATCTACTGAAATTTTACAAAGCGTTGTCAAGTCTACTGAGAATCCAAAGTCTTGACAATAGCAAGTAACCTCTGTTTGTATGTAATCTCCTACTCTCCAGTTCTTAAAGATAGCACCCTCTGCCGCAGAAAGCCAACCTCCGAGTATCTGGTGTTCATACTTGTCTGGTCTCTTTAGTTTCATTTCAAATATCTGTTCTAAGAATGAATCAGATAAGTTATCCTTATTGTCTTTGTAACTTGTATGTATGTAAGTAGTTTTGTTAGAAGAACCATTCCAGCCTGAGCTTACTGCTGTACTTTGAAAGAATCTTTGATATATCCAGTGTTCTTTAGTTGTAGGGTTTAATATAAGTATACATCTATTCTGTTTAGTTTGTGACCTTACAGAGAAATCAATCTTATCAAATGTAGATTCATCTGTTAACTCCTCAGCCTCATCAATAACAAACGTTGTAACACCATTTAGAGACTTCAAGGCAGCTGTTTGGTTACCACTTGATGTTCTGATACCTTTGAAGATTATTGAGCTTCCTGTGGTCATATTTATGATTTCATCTTTAGTAATTCTAAAGTGGTCATTTACTCCCATTAAATCTATCTTCTCAATAAATTCAGGAATAATAGAGGTCTGTGCTGATATCATTGTATACCTAGTAAACAAAACTTTATGTCCTTGCTCATAGGTTAATGATAATAAGAATACAGCTACACCAAATGATTTACCAGAACCCCTACCTCCAGTGCATACAAAGTATCTGCTCTTTGCAGTAAACAGAGGACTGTATTTATCGTTTAACTTTAGGTTATTCATTATTTAATTCATCCATATCAACCTCTTCTGACTCTATATCTATTGTATCTTCTAGCTTTTCTACTTGATTAGTAGAAGCATAGAAATTAATTACAGGCACATTCAATTTCTTATTAGAGTTATCTTCATTGCCATCTTGAGGTTTACCATATCTATATTGCCATAGTAAATTCATATGTGCAAAGGAGTCTTTAGCTTGTTCTGCTAATGCTTTCCAAGCTTCTTCTTCACTACCGAAAACATCTTTCATTGCGTTCAACGCATAAATAGATATTCTTTCTTTCTTTGCTGGGGTTAATTGTGAAGATGATTTAATCAGTTGTTTCTTTGGTCCATACTTATCTCCCTTCTTTCTGCCATTATTCTTTCTGCCATCATTAGGTT